TTTACAGCTTGTAAGTCGTGCTTAGTAGAGAGCTCATATTTGAAATCATGCCCTGCTCTGTCTTTTACAAACTCAATATATTCTGCTCGAGCACCTTCCCGCTTTCTTTTATACTCTGGATAAAAGAGTTCAACCATCTGTATAATAATATTAATTAGCTTTATATTAGTATACGTACCGCTCCCGGGAATATTATATACCTTTGCTGGCACATCATCTACCAATACTTCTAAGATAGCTTTAGCGTGATCTTCAGCATGAATCCATTCTCTAATATTTTCTCCTGTACCATATACAGGAATTTTATCCCCCTTTACAATTGATCTAATTACAGTAGGAATTAGTTTTTCGTCTCCTTGCCGGGGGCCGTAGTTATTACAGCATCTAGTGATAGAGGCATCGATACCAAATGTCTCAATATAAGATTGTACAAGAAGATCAGAACCAGCTTTAGTTGCTGAGTAAGGTGATCTAGGAGCAAGAGGACTCTCTTCAGTAAACGGAGGATCGTCCCTTTCGAGATGTCCATACACTTCATCTGTTGATACATGAACCATTCTAGCTCTATGCTTTCTTACTAACTCTAATACGTTAGCTGTGCCTTTTAAATTTGAGTCAACAAACTCTAAGGGGTTGTCAATAGAACGATCAACATGAGACTCAGCAGCTAAGTGGATAACATAGTCAACATCTTCTGTTATAAAGTCTAATGGATTAGCCATATGAATTCTCCATGCATCTTCAACAGCAATATCCATAAAGTGATTTTCAACTCGTTTATCTTCTACAACATTTTCAGGTGAAGAGCCAACGCCCATCTTATCAATATTGTAAATATAAAGATCCTTGTCTTCACTTTTAAGAAGCTCCTTAATTACATATGACCCTATAAAGCCACACCCACCTGTTACAACGTATGTACTCACTTTTTAAAAACGTCTGGATTCTGTTTGATAGTCTGTTTAGTGATAAGATCTTTTAGTCGAGTAGTTGACCAGCCATGAGAGCGAGTAGTATAAATTACTTTAGGAGGTAAATCATCTCCTGTAAAGGATTCTTTCTCGATATAATCTTCTCCTAAGATACGAACATCAGGCTTCCAGAATTTAATTAAACTGTAAAGCTCTTCTTCTGTTTGATACGTATAGACATCATCAATATATCTAATAGCCATCAGTGCCTCGTATCTATTGTATAGAGATATTACAGGTTTATATTTGCTCTTTCTATGTAGAGAAGGGTCCTTTTGGAGAAAGACAATAAATTTATCACAATGTCTCTTAGCTTCTCTAAAACATCTAATGTAGCCTGGATGAAGCAGATCAAAGTTACCTGCAGTAAATCCTAAAATTTCTTTACTCATACCGTTATTATATTAGTCAGCGCAGCTTCAAGTGCAACTTCTTCATCCCATATCTCGAATCCATATTCCTCCTCTAATTTATTTGTTGACATGACACAATTAGATCTATGAGCTACTGTATCTAGATCGCAATAATGTATCCAGTCCCAATCAGGATTAACTACATCAAACTTCTCCATTAGCTGAGTTACTCTTGCTGTTGAAAGAGCTTCAGGATTAACAAAATTTAAGATATCCTTTTCTTTTGCTTCGTAATTATTACTAACAAAATGCTCAATAAAATCAAGAAGCTGAGGAATATATGTCTTAGAGTTGACTCTATCAATTAGATTGTCATACTTATATATCTTTGTAATGAAAGATCTATTATGAAGTATATCACAGAACGGCATTCTAACTCTTAGTATTAGTCCCCAATCACATCCTAACTCAAATGCATGCTTACTCTTTGAGTATGTAGAAGAATCCTCATCAAACAAACCAAAATTAGGTTCGTCATCTTCTTCCCAAGGCTTTTCATAACCTGTGTATATACATCCAGAAGAAATATGAATATAGTTAATGTTCTTTGTCTTGCACAGGTTACTTACCCTCAGCGGTCCAAATGTATTAAGTTCAAAGCAAAGCTCTTTTTTAAACTCACCTTCATCTACATTAGGCCTTCCTGTAAAACCTGAACAGTTGATAACATAATCAGGCTTTTCTCTATCTAGATATATTTCAAGACACTTAATATCGTTATAGTTTAGCAGCTTTCTTTTTTCGATCTTTACATCGTAGCTCTTTTTATCTGGTCCAGGAAAGAGTAATCTATCATATAGATTCTTTCCTACGTATCCGTTTCCTAGTATTACAATTTTTTTACTCATTTTATATCTCTAAAGTATTTGATTCATATATTTTACTATGCGTCTTGGTACATCTTATAAACGTAGCACATTTACTAAGATGTTTTAATTGATTAGCTCCTACATATGTACACGTGCTTCTAATGCCGCCTAAAATATCTTGCACAACATCTTTAATTGAACCTCTATAGGGTAATAGCACCCTTCGTCCTTCTGACGTTCTATAATCTTTTAACCCACCATTATGTTTTTCGTTAGCGACCTTACTACTCATTCCATAAAACTCAACATATTCTTTACCATTAATATCTACTATTTTACCTCCCCCTTCTTTACATCCAGCTAACATTGAGCCAAGCATTACAAAATCAGCTCCAGCACCAAAAGCTTTAGCAACGTCACCAGGTGAAGTGCATCCCCCGTCAGCTATAATATGACCGTTAAGACCATGAGCTGCATCTGCACATTCAGCAATACAACTAAACTGAGGATAGCCTACTCCAGTTTTAATTCTGGTTGTACAAACACTGCCAGAACCTATACCTACTTTAATAACATCAGCCCCTGCTAAAAGCAGTTCTTCTACCATTTCTCCTGTAACTACATTACCGGCTATAATAGTAGTATGAGGTATTAATTCTCTTACCTCTTTAATAAAATCAACAAAACTTTGACTGTATCCATTCGCTACATCTACGCAAACATATTTTAACTTAAAACAAGGAGAAAGTTCTTTTTTAATCTTAGTAAGCTTTTTTAAGTCCTCTTTACTTCTTCCTATAGTAACAGCTATATTATTTCCATCATTAGCTTTAAGCTCATTAATAAGATATTTTTCACCTATTGATTTTCTCAAACAAGTAAACAGGCCTATGTCACTTAACTCCCTTGAAACATCTATGGTGCCTACCCCATCCATATTAGCAGCCATAATAGGAATACCATAATATGTACCACCATACTTAAACTTATATATTCTAGTTAAATCAACCTCTTTTCGTGACGTCAGCGTCGACCTCTTAGGCCGAATAAGAACATCATCGAAATCGTATTTTAGCTCTGTCTCTATACGCATGCCTCATATATTATACGTGGCTTTCTCTTAAATCAACCTGATATTTGATCTCTAATCTCTTCTAAAGATGTATCTCCCTCTTCCATTACTTCTGCTATTTGGTCTAAAAACTTTCCTCCTAACTCAGATAACTCATAATCATCTGTACTCTCTAATACATCCTTAATCTTGTAAACTGCATCCCATAGATTTTCTATCTCCTTGTCAAACTTTTTTAGAACAGAACTTCGTTTCATATTGCTATTTATTTAATAAATATATTCAATGAAGTTCTTAAATCAAGTAGATTTACTCTTAGAAAAGGTTAGCTCATATAAGCCTATTAACTTACCATACTCCCTAAACGCTCTTGAACCAGTAGTTAATAGACAGACAACTGATTTTCACTATAATGACCATTATAAAGGATATGTTAAAAAATTAAATGCGGCGATGGTTAATAAGAGAAAACCACCGCTTGTAGAGTTAGTTAAAGATATAAAAAAATATAATGATCATATAAAAGATAATGCTGGAGGAGCATATAATCATCAGCTATTTTTTAATATGATGAAGCCTGGGGGTAGTGATTTCACGGGTGAGATAAAAGACAGAATATTAAAACGATTCGGTACTTTTGCTAAGTTTAAAAAGGAGTTTATTGAGAATGCTAAAGGTCAATTTGGCTCCGGATGGGGTTGGCTGGTAGAAAAGAATGGAAGATTAGATTTAGTAAGGACACCCAATCAAGATAACCCTCTAATGTTTGGCTTAGGTAAACCAGTTCTCGGAGTAGATGTATGGGAGCATAGCTACTACCTTATGTATGGACCAAAAAGACAAGAATGGTTACAGAACTTTTTTGATATTGTTAATTGGGACTTTTGCTCTGCTCTACTTCATACTAGCTAGGAGAGCTTCTACTTCTGCTTTCATATAATTTACATGATAAGATAAAAATCTATCATCTTTTAGATAAAAGATAACACATTTTCTACATCTTTTACTAGTCATTCTTTCATAGAGATAAGCATACAAAGATAGCTGCAAGCCATATAAATTAAACTCGCAGTTATGAAGATGGCTAATCGGATCTTTTAACCGCTCAGAATAAGGTGAACTAAATCTAAACCTCTTATTTGTTTTAAAGTCACCAATAGTAAACTCATTTTTATGTTCATATATTAGATCAGCTGTACCAGCTACTTTAAACTCTTCATCATATAATAGGTTCTCACATAGTACTTTGTTAAAAGAGTCAATTGAACGCTCTGCAGCTTTATCATATGATTTACATAACCACCCGTAGTTATCTTCTACATCACCAAAACTAATATAATCTTCTAAGATCTTATGAATGTTGGTACCACGAGTACAAGCTCTAACCTTCTCCTTTTCCCACATTTCTAATACTAGTTCTTGCGATACACCTTCTCTATCTGCTACTCGCTTTGAGTGCCCATCTCTATCAAAAGGTTGCTTATACTTACCAAGTAAAGTTGTTACTGATATAAACTTTTCATCAGTATCTTTATGCGTATAGGTATGAGACGCTTCATCAAATTTTATCTTCACTACCTCTTATTATATATACATTATATTAAAATCAATAATAAATGTACAACTCTATAGAACTACGTAGGTTTGTACATAAATATATTAACATGGAGCCGGAAAAATCCCTACTGAAAGAGTTCCTCCAAGGAGGTTGGGTCGTGCCTTTAATTGGCGCCGGCGCTATGCTCGCTCGTTTACTATCAGGTGAAAATAATTATACATGGTGGCAGCAACTTAAAAAGATATTTACAGCTGGTCTCTCTGCTGGTATTGCATGGTTTATTTTAGAGCAAACAGAAATATCTTCCCTCTATAAAGCTGTTACATATGGTATTATTGGTGTTATCTCTCCAGAAGTAATAGCTGGTATTGTTAAGTTAGGTAAAAAATTTGCAGATAATCCTGAAAAGGTTCTTAAAAAATGAAACCTAGATACTTAGTATATATCTTATCAGCTATTATATTAGCCTTCGTTGTAAGAGGCTATACTTGTGCTGAAGAAATGAAACTTTCATTAGATGCTATTCAAAACGGAGGAAGTAAAGCAGTTGACTTTAAAGGTCTTTGTACATCGGTTGACGGATTTAAGAGACATTTACTATTCTCTGGTGTTTTTGCAATAGTTATTGCTATTTGTTGCAGGCTAAAAGCGCCAAAGTAAATAAATATACATATGGGTAAAAAGATTACTGAGCTCAACGAAGGCATCATACCATATACTGGAACTGAAGAAGTCGCATTAGTCGATGAAGCGCAAACTCGTCGCGCTTCTCTGAGCTCGATTGCAAATTATCTCTCTGGAGCAAAGTACGGTACAGCGCAAGATAGACCACTAGCAACGCCACTGGCTAATAGCTTCTTTCAAACAAATCAATCTATAAAAGGTAATTTAAGCGCTAGCGGCAGTCTGGTCGTAGCAGCTGGAGCTGGAATTACCGTCGGTGCTGGTTCTTCTATTACTGGTGGCTGTAATAACTGTGCTAACTGCACATGTAGTACTATTGCCGGTGGATGTGGCAACGAAGCGCTTGGGGAAAATTCATTTGTAGGCGGTGGTAAAAGTAACTGCATTACAGGTAACTGCGGTATTGTTGGCGGTGGTACTGCCAACTGTGTTACGGGAGCTTGTGGTACTGTTGGTGGTGGTAACACAAATGTAGCAAGTTCTTTAGGTTCTACTATTGGAGGAGGTAGGCAAAACTGCGCAAGTGCATTTTATTCTACAGTTGCAGGTGGCGATGATAACGCGGCAAGTGAACTTTATGCAGCAGTTGGAGGTGGTTATTGCAATATTGCTTCAGCTCGAGCTAGTAATATTGCTGGTGGATGTTGCAACACCTCTTCAGGATGCCATGGTTCTGTTGTTGGTGGATTTAAAAATACCGCTGCTGGAGATTGTTCAGTTGTTGGTGGTAGATGTAATCAAGCAACTGCAGCGGGTGATGCCGCTGGTGTAGTAGCTGGAGGTTCTAATACTGCATCTGGTCTTAGTTCGTTTATCGGTAGTGGTTGCGGTAACTCAGCAGCAGGTAATTGTGGATCGGCAGTTGTAGGTGGGATGACAAATTCAGCTTCGGGCTTAAGTTCATTTGTTGGTGGTGGTTGTGGTAATGCTGCAACAGAAGCGGGTACTGCTGTTGTTGGAGGTCATAATAACTGCGCAGGTTGTAAAGGGACATTTGTTGGCGGTGGCTTTAGTAACAGCGCGCAAGGTGATTTTGCAACTATTGCTGGTGGTGTTTGCAATAGCTCGTGTGGAAAATTTGGATCCATCGGCGGTGGATGTAATCATGATTCTCAAGATTGTTTTGGAGCTATTGGAGGTGGACTTTGCAACACAGTATCTAACTTTGGAACAGTTGGTGGTGGTGAAGAAAACAACGCATGTGGCAGTTGTCATTCTACTGTAGGCGGCGGTAAATGTAATATATCTAGCGGTTGTGAAAGCACAGTAGCCGGAGGTCTAAAGAACTGCGCGCTCGAGCATGGTGCAACCGTTGGGGGTGGTAAAGATAATATTGCCTGTATTTGTTATGCAACTATTGGAGGCGGTGAAAACAATAGTATAGACAGCGCAGCATTTGGAACAATAGCTGGTGGAGCTCAAAACAAAGTCAGTTGCGGTGCTTGTGCATTTGTGGGAGGCGGTTATTCTTTATCTGCTACTTCATGTTTTGATGTAATTGTTGGTGGTTGTAAAAACGATACATACTCTGCCGGTGGTATTGGTAACTTTATAGGCGGCGGTCAAAACAATAAAGTCGCATGTGGTAAGCAAACAGTAATTGTTGGTGGTAGTAAAAACACTACTTCGGGTGATGCTAGAAACGGAGTAATAGTCGGTGGTTATTCAAACGTAGTTGCAGCAAGCGCATTTACAGGCGGTGGTGTTTGTAACTGTGCATGTGGAACATCTAGTGTCGTTGTAGGTGGTACAAAAAATACAGCTCACGGATCATTTACTAGTATTGTAGGTGGTTGCGTTAATACAGCACGTAACAGCTATTCAACAGTAGTGGGTGGAAATTCATTATCTGCTGCTGGTGAGTGCTCATTCGTAGGTGGTGGTGGTGCTAACTGCACGACGACAAATCGAGCTGCAATTGTTGGTGGTTTTTGCAATGCTATCTTAAAAGCGGGTACTCAAAGTACGGTAGGCGGTGGTAGTAATCACTTTATTTGTGGAGCAAATAGCTTTATAGGTGGTGGAAATGCAAATCAAATATCTGATGTTGGGTGTTGCTCATCCGTAACCGGGGGCAATGGTAATTGCATATGTACTGGTTTTAGTTTTATTGGTGCGGGTATAGGTAATACTATTGGCGGTGCGGGCACATGCGCATCGACCCGCCCCGGTGGTGGTTCCGGAGCAAGCCGAGCGTGTTTTTGTCATTCTTCAATATTAGGTTCTAATATTGTAGCAGTTTCTGGTCACATGCTTCATACCAATAGACTTTTTCTTAGTGCTGATAATTGTGGGTGCGGTCTACCAGCAGCAGATCCTAAGGTTGCAGGAGTAGTATATAGAGATGGTAATGACTTAAAGATCTCAACTGGTCCATAACAGTATTGATCTTTTACGGTATCATACTATATATGATGTATGGCTACTACTGTATTTCACATCGAAGGAGGCATTGGTAAAAATGTCGCTGCAACAGCTGTAACAGCAGCTTATAAGAAGTCTAATCCTAAACGAAAGATTATTGTTGTTTCTGCTTGGCCTGAGGTATGGGTTAAAAATAAAGATGTTGCTAGATTCTATAGAATTGGTAACACACCTTATTTTTATCAAGATGTTATCAAAGGTAAAGATGTAAAAGTATTTGCTCAAGACCCATATAAGCAAACTAGCCATATTACAAAAAAGTCACACTTAATTAAGACGTGGTGTGATATGATTGGTACAAAGTATAATGGTGAAAAGCCTGTTCTAAATTTTAATTTTAGAGAGATAGAAGAAGGTCGAGCTTATATGAGTCAGTTTAGTGACGGTCAAAAGCCTTTATTAGTATTTCAACCATTTGGAGGTCCAGGGAAAGATCATCAACAGCATCCCTATTCATGGACTAGAGATATGCACCCAGCTCAAGCACAAGAAGTAGTTGATGGGTTAGCTCAAAAATATAATATTGTACATATATGCTATGAATTTCATCCTAAGTTAAATAATTGTTATCGTTTTGATAAAACAATTGGTAAAAAGCCTCTCTTTGCTATGATTGCTCACGCTGAGAAGAGATTGTTTATTGATTCGTCTCTACAGCATGCTGCTGTACCGCTTCAACTACCATCTGTTGTTGTATGGGTTAACACGCAGCCTAAAGTATTTGGATATGAAATGCATACCAACATTGTACCTAAAGTAAAACGTGAGGAGGGTACAGTTGATTCTTATCTTTACGATTATGACTTTCAAGGTGTCATTCATCAATGCCCTTATGATAGTGTAGACGAGTTACACGACGTACAAGCTATTATTAAAGCTGTTGATTCTTAATAATACGAGCCATAGATGTCTGTATCATTGACATCCATATCCATTACCTGTGTCTTTGATACGTCGTTAATATCATAAGGGTCGTGTTGATTAGGGTATGTTTTGCCTTCTGATGCAGATTGACTAAAGAAGGTTGTGGATAATATACCACTCTTTGTACTGTCGTATATCTGTTCATTAACAGGCTCGCTTGATAAGCCTGACTCAAACGAGTAATTAAATCTTTTTCCACGAAGTCTATATACATAATGTCCAAGCACTGGATTTAAGACAGCTAAGTCTTGGTCCATCCGTTCAGTTACTTGAAACATAACTGACCCCCTTTGATTTGGTCTATCACAACCTAACACCTTTAAATCAATTACATCACCAGCCTTAGGTTCAATTGCTTGTGCGACTGCTGAATAATCAAAATATGCTGATGCTGTAGATTGAAAAGAACTTATATGTACAAAGGCTGTAAACTCATCATCTGGATCAAAACCAAATTTAGACAAATTAATTGCATCATCAGATAGCTCAACATACATTTGCATACCTGAAAGCGGGCCTTGATATTGTCTTCTATCAGTTTCGTTTCCAAAATCTTCTCCATAGAGCAAATCAGCAGCAGAAAGATTAAAAGTGTTAATGTAGTAATCTACCGGTATACCAAAGTTATTAATTAAATCATTAAATGCCTGATCAAACACTAACTGCTCTGCTTGTAAGTTATATGGACTAACAAGCTGACCGCAAGAAGGTATAGCAGTTGCTGCTAAAACTTCTTCAGGAAGGCAGTTTAATCTATTCTGATTACATGGAGGTGTTGATGGCATTTTATTTCTTCTTTAACATTCCACATTGGTTTCCTTCATTATCTTCAAACATTTGTACTTCTACACCAGAGTTGCCTAGGCTGTTTGTTACACCTGGCTTATAGTCCACCGCATAAGCTGCAAGAGTATCTAGTAGAGGCCTACCCATTAATTTAATCTGATGAGCAGATCCATTTACGAGATTTGATACATGTGGACACTTATGTTGATACTGTTTTGGTAAAGTATTTAAATGTTTCTTTGATAGCCCGACTCTATTAACGTTTTTACCATTCCTCATATGAGGATTCATAATTGGGTCTCCTTGAAAATATTCACGAAACGTCATAAACTTTTCTGTATAAATCTGATCATATGAAGCGGAAATAATATCTATTAAGTCGCCAATAGCTTCAGTATTACGAAGTACTTTAAACGCTAAATTTTCAACACTAAACTCTCCTTCACGAGCTAGCCCGCGCTTGCGCATTTTAGATATTTTTTCTTTTAAACGTTTTGCTCTTTCATGTAGCTCTCTAGCTTCTTCGCCTCTAGATTCTAGTATTTTTTCCTTTAGGATATCTATGTCTGTTTCAATTGCTTTAGCTTTTTTAAATACATCTTTTGTATCTATTGACGGGGGATCATAAGAAGGTTCAGTAATCCATTTATCATCCTTTAAAGAATAAAGACCAGAAGCGATATGCGGTTCATCCTTATCTTGCATATACATTTCAACATCATGACCTCTAAGATTTACATTATGTCTAAGATTCCATACAAAGCGAGGACCATCGAGAGACCTCTTAACTAAATCTTCATCTTCGTTAATATCCTTAAAGTCAATTAGTACATGAACATCAAGATCAGAGTATTCATTGTAGTTGTAATTACTATTACTACCCGTTAAAGTAATATCATCTATTTCTACACCTTCAAGATTTAAGTTTTCGACAAAGTCGTCAGTTATAGCTAAGAGCTTCTTTCTTATGTCAGGATCAAACTTATTATCCTCAGACCAAAATTTTTGATTAAGCGTGTTATTATAGAACCTCACAATTATATTTATTAAAAAAGCCCGAAGAGGGGTACTCAACGGGCTTTTTATTATTGTTTAATTTTTGAGCGATTAACCTTCGAAAGCGTTTCTACCTACTGGTAACTTACCAACCTTATTTTTACCGCCTTTACCATCATTAACAGTATGGTTAAGAGTAGAACCAGCATCTAAGCCGTAACCTCCACCGTCTTTCATCTTAGCAGCACCAGTTGGCCTTAAGTTACCAACTTTATTTTGGCCACCTCTACCGTAGTTAACTTCATGCTTGAGAGTAGAACCAGCATCTAAACCGTAACCTCCACCGTCTTTCATTGCTGCTTCCTCATCCTCTTCATAATCTCTTACTTCACTCTTACGACCGGTCTTTTTATTAAACCTACGAGGATGATCTCCTTTATTACCACCATAAGTTTTCTGTCTAGCTGTTTCAGCATCCTCTTCAAACTCTGTATCAGTTACTTCTTCAACATCAACATCAACGTCAACTTCAACCTCCTGTTGTGCTAAAGCTGTTTGAAAGATATCACAAAGTTGTTGTGCTAGTGCTCCAGGAACGGAAACTGTGATCTCTTCAGGAACATCATCAACCTCAACATCAGTTTCTGTCTCAATTCCTAAAGCTTCAAGTTCAGTTACATCCTCAGCATCTTCGCCGAAGCTTTCACTTACCATTACCTTATTATAAAGTTTATCAAATACGGATTTGCTCATAAAATTATTTAGGCCAGCGCGTGCAATTTTCTCGTGTTCTTCCAAAAATTCTTCATCTTCTTCATTTTTATCATCATCCATTGCATCTTCTATAGCTTTTCCTCTTGCCTGTTCATACTTTGAAAGTTTACCATCTTTATTAAGATCTGCTTTCTTCTTATTTTTAACGCTATCTTCTTCATCCTCCTCAGGACCCACTATACCAGAATAAGGCACTTGTGCATATTCTGGCCCCGTTGGTTCAGGACCATCACAATCACTAGGGTCATTACCGTCGCCGTATGTATAACCTTTAATATTATAAATGTTGTTTTTCTTATCCTTTTCTGACATTTTTGTAATGTCTACTAGAGGCTCTCTAAAACCGCCTTTGTCTTGCGGACCGCCTGTTTCAAGTGGAGCTTCTCCAACTGCACCAGCTGGTACATCTTCGTTAACAACTACTTTTCTGAAAACATCTTTATATGCTTCACCTAATGATATCCAGTCTTTACTTTTTGACATGTAATTATTTATGCTATGCATTAAATATTTCTGTGGCTAGACAGGATAATATGTTTTATATGGGTAATAAGAACTTACCCAACGTTAACTGGAAAGGTGAATACACTAAGCAGCAAGTAAAAGATCTTAAAAAAGCTAGTAGTAATATACTATATTTTGCTGAGAACTTCTTTCATATTGTTAACCTTGACAGAGGTAAAGAAAAGATTCAGTTATACAAGCCTCAAAAGAGGGCATTAAGAAAGATGAGAGATAATAGATTCTTTTGTCTTCTTGCTTCTAGACAGATAGGTAAGTCTACTATGATGACCATATACATATTATGGCAAGCATGCTTTAATAATGATCAGCGTATCTTATTAGTAGCAAACAAAGAGGCTACTGCAATAGAAATCTTTCAGAGAGTTAGAATGGCATATGAAGAGCTACCAAACTGGTTAAAGCCGCCCGTTAAAGAGTATGCTAAAACTTCTATGACATTAGAGAATGGAAGTCGTATAGGTATCACAACTACTACTGGTACTGCTGCTCGTGGTCAGTCTGTTAACTGTTTGGTTATTGATGAGATGGCATTTATTGAGCCTCATTTAGTCGAAGAGTTTTGGAAATCGGTTTTTCCTATTATTACCTCTTCTAAGAAATCTAAGGTGTTTGTATGTTCAACAGCTAATGGTACCGATAATTTATTTTATAAATTATATCACGGTGCAATAGAGGGCGAAAACAGTTGGGCATATGATAAGATAAAATGGGATGAAATTCCTGGTAGAGATCAAGCTTGGGCTCAAGCTACTAAAACAGCTATTGGTTCAGCTGATGCTTGGTTACAAGAATTTGAATGCGAATTTATTCACTCTGGTGAATCTACTCTTGATGATGAGTTGTTTGAAGAAATGATGGCAAAAGTATCCAAGCCTAAAATTATTTTAGATGATGGTCATTATAAAATATGGGAAGAGCCAGATGAATCTAAATTATATGTTGCTGGTGTTGATATATCAGAAGGTGTGGGAGTTGATTCATCTGTTATACAGATTTTAGATATAACAGATATTAAGGATATTAAACAAGTAGCAGTATATAGAAACAATAAAATACCCCCATTAGAATTTACTAATAGACTATACAAAATTTTAAGAAATTGGGGGTCACCTTTAGCTTTAATTGAAAGAAACAATTGTGGTGCGCAGGTCGTAGATAGATTAGCTGTAGATTTAGGCTATGAAAAAATAGTATCATACGGTAATGCTAATGCTCATCGCCGGAATGTAATGAGAGGTATGATAGCTCATACTAATACAAAGTATAAAGGTGTTCTCAATATGAGATACTTCATGAATGAGATAAGAGTAGTTAACATTAACGAAGAAGAAACTGTAGCTGAGTTAAGAAACTTCGTAAGGTATCCAAACGGTACTTGGAAAGCTCGAGGTGGTTTTCATGATGATAGAGTAATGGCTATGTTATATGGTCTCTTTATATTAGAGAAAGAAATAACAGAACGGTTTTTCGAGATAGTAGAAGTAGACGATATGGGTAAGCCTTCAGTTATAGAGCCTATGGATTTTGGTGTACAATATTTTGAGGACCCAACCTCTATATATCTAGATAATGAAATAGTAGGCAGTAATAATCACGAAATGAATGCCCTTGTTTGGGGCATGGGTGAAGAGGTTATATCAGATATGGATGAATTACAATCATTTGGTTATAAGTTATTGGGTGAAAAACCACCTCCAAACTGGACTGGTGAGAGAGTTAAGAGATAAATATATTATATGGCCTATAACACCATGCAGCAATCGGTGCTCAACAAGTCAAGAGCTGATAAGTTCTTACTTGTTTTTGATATACCGCCTATATTAAAAGAATTTAATACTAAGTTTAAGCAAGATAATACCTCTATTATTAGCGATTCAGTACAGTTTTCTATATTTGGCACTGCGGTACCTGAAATTACTGTACCAGCTGTAGAAAATAGATATGCTGGTAACACTCTTTATGTATCTTCGCATAGTAAAAATTCTTACCCGCCTGTGAGTGTTAAGTTTAATGTTGATAATGAGTATAAAAATTACTGGGTAATATATCAATGGCTTAATCTTCTTCATGATCAATATGATGGTAGATATAATGCCCGTGAAATAAACTCTAACAGCCCTGATGAAAATTTTAAAGATTATCAAGCTAATTTAACAATTTACGGTAAAGATGAGTTTAATAATAATAGAATAAAATTTACGTATACCAAAGCCTTTCCAACTACCGTAGATACTATTGATTATAACTATCAAAACGCTGATGAGATATCCTCTGGATTTACCTTTGTTTACTCACAATTACATACTGAAGTTATGGATTTTTGAATATATTTGTCCTAGATTGGATAAATAATTTTATGGCACAGCGTACAATTAACTCTCCCGGAGTAGAAATTAGAGAATCAGATCTTTCCCTTACAGCTCCTTTAAATGTTGGAACTAATGTATATGTTACAGGTTTTGCACAACAAGGACCATGTGACGAGGTTCTTAAGGTAACCACAAAACAAGAACTAAACAATATTTTTGGACCTCCAACAAACTCTGCAGAAAGATATTTCTACTATACTATAGATGAATTATTAAATTCACCAGCCAATGTTTTTGCAACTAGATTACCATACGGTTCTGGGTCTGGGGATGGGTTTGGATCTAAATACTCTGCATTAGTATACCCAGTACGAAGCCTTTCTGCCGCGGCTGGAGGACCACTGCCAACCGGAGGCGATGGTACAGAGTTTGCCGGTGTGTTGTCCGGTATTTCAACTAATTTGGATGTTGGACTTTCTGCTGTGTATGTGTTAGGTAAACCAACGCACTTAGAGCTTACTGAATCTGAATACCTAAGTGGTGTAGCTGGTACAGCCTTTACATGGTCACCTAACGCGCGCTTTGACGCCTTTACTACTCTTGCTCACGCTAAACAAGCTGGTGTTGTTATATACAACAAAACAACTTCGACAATTAATAATCAATTTGAAGGATTTTATGTTGGACTTGCTGATAACACGAATACCGACCCGGGTAGTAACTTTAACAATATTTTAACAACACAAACACTTACTAATTCAGCTACAAGTACTTCTAGCTTTACAACAATACCAGCAGGTACGCAAGTGTTTAAACTATCAGCTAACTTCTTAACTGGTACAACCAATTCTGTATCTGAAGTAATAGAAAACTTTACAGAGTTTGAGATTGATGGTAGGGATTATGATGATATCTTAAACGTTGGTGTATTTAAACTGCGTAAATCGATTTACGCTAATGAAGCATTTAAGCTTGATTATGTTTTAGAAGATGGTATTGCTGGCTCGATTAACAACTTTAGAACACAGCTTAATCCACGTGGTGGGTTAGATATACCATACTTTATTGAATCACGTGATGATAACTCTCGTAACGTTGTAATAAAGGTAAATGATTTTATCTCTGGTAGACTCAATGGTGAGGATGGTCTAAATTCTATTGGTCAAGTAACTAGAAGAATTAGAGTATTGACTCAAGAATTATCAGGAGGACAAACCGCAGCAGAGACAACAGCTGCAAATAGTAAAGAATATATGGCCAAAACAGGAATTCTTTCGTCAATGTATGCTCATGCCAACGTAACCGGGGGTAAATTTGCGGGTGGCGGCGGGCTTGTCGATCAACTAGGTTATGCAGATAGTCTTTTCCCTCTTGGATCTTATACAGATAAGAACGTTACTAAGAAAGTATTAGGAAATGTACCTAATAAGCTTGAAAGAGCATTAGACCAAGTTAAAAATGACGATATTTATGACATTGATGTTGTTGTTGAAGGTGGTTTAGGAACAATTCACGCTGCAGCTAAGCAAGCTGATGGCGGTGAAAAGACATATTATGATGAATATGCACCATTAGCAGCAGCTGATGGCTTAAGAACATCAAATGAGATAACAGGTAACGCTTTAAGTCTTAGAAATCACTACTCAACTATCTTTAATAAATTTGAGCAGTTTGTTTCACCGCCATACTTAGGAGGGGGAAGAGGCGATTGTATATTTATTGCTGATCCATTACGTCAAATCTTTGTGCAGGGTGATACAACTGGTAAGGTATTAGATAATCCTACTAGGAATTTCCAAACTGATATTTACTGGCCTACCAGACATTGGTTTGCAAATGAGAATACATCTTATGCAGCAACTTATGGTAACTGGGCATTAGTATTTGATAGTTTCTCTGGCAAGCAGATCTGGGCTCCATTCTCTGGCTTTGCTGGAGCAATAATGGCAAGAACTGATGCAGCAACCTTCCCATGGTTTGCGCCAGCTGGCTTTAATAGAGGGCTTGTAACATTTGCAAATGATATTGCGGTTAATCCGAATCAGAAGCAGAGAGATGAGTTTTATAAAGCTAATATTAACCCAGTAGCAAACTTCCCGAACCAAGGATTAGTGGTATTTGGACAAAAGACACTTTCAAAGAAATCGAGCGCATTCGACAGAATTAATGTTAGAAGGCTGTTCTTGAGCTTAGAAAGACCAACTAAGAAAGTTTCTAGATTCTTCGTATTTGAACAGAATACAGAGTTTACTAGAACCAGAATTGTTAACACACTTACCCCGATCTTCGAGAGGGCTAAGAACAATGAAGGTCTATTTGACTACTTGATTGTGTGTGATGAAAGAAACAACACACCAGCGGTTATCGATGCTAATGAGTTGGTGGTTGACATTTACATCAAACCGACAAGAACGGCAGAGTTTATCTTAGTTAACTTCTACGCAACTAGAACAGATGCTAATTTTGAAGAATTAATCGGTGGTTAATGAATCAAACTATTAAATAATATTATGGCAACAACTATTCAGAACTTCTTTACCAGAGCTGCAGCAAAGCAATTTTCTCGTGACTTTCTATTTCGAGTAAGGCAAATAGACTTAATCGGTGGAATTAGTTTTAACGGGGAAGATGACCTAGTATATGCTAGGACGGCATCATTACCGGGAAGAAACATTGATAACGTCAATGTTAATTACTTCGGGCAAGAATTCCAAGTACCAGGGAGAGCAACATACGCTAACGCTGCTGGTTATTCGATTGAATTCTATCATGATGAAAATTGTGAGTTAAGAACTAAATTAGAAGCAGCTTCAAGAGCAGTGTTTAACAATGAAACATCTCTTGGACAATATGGCATGCCAGGAGAAGAGTCAGTCATTAACTTAGTACAAATTGATAAAAACTTAAATGATGTTAGAAACATTGAGCTCGTTGGAGCATCAATTAGAGAGATTAGTGACATTGAATATTCAATTGCTGACGGTACTGGTGATGTATTAAACTTCTCTACAACATTTGCTTATCACTTCTATAGAGACTTTAGTTAGACCATTTCTTTATCCGATTTGCCGATTAAATAATATTAATGGCCGGTGAAGTATACGATTTTCTTAGCAATTATAGCGTAGGAGGACCCTCACGATATTATCTCTCTCTCCCTACGCTCTGGAAGATAGAGTTTTCCAATGCAAATTCTGTGAGGGGTCAGGTTGACCAGGCTCTAGAAAAAGCTGGTGAAAGGTGGCGTGTTAAAAATACACCAGAGGAGTTTGTTGCAAACGGTAATACACTTGTAGCGCGTGAAGTTACTGTACCAGGCGAGACTACAGAGTTTTTAGAGGCAGGTGGTGATGTAAACTTAGGTGGATTTTTACCAGCGTTTGGTGTTAATAAAAGACAAGGATTCCTAACTAGAACACTAGGTGTAAATATCTTTGATACAGATGATGACTTAGAACATAATTTCTTTAGACCGTGGATGATAGCGGTTGGTATTGATGGTTTACTTAATCGAGGATTGCTCTGTCCAAATGTAATTCTAAGACAATATAACCATAAAGGTGAAATACGTAAGGGGTATAACTTTACAGACGTCTTTCCAACTAGTGTTGAGGGTTATACGATTGATTATGATAATGAGACATTTTTAGAAAAAAGCGTCACTTTTGCATTTAAGAATTACGCGCCTATATAAAATGTATGGTCTACGAAGTTGAGATACCTTTTAACAAAAAGAAGGTACAGTTAAATGTTTTTAGGTTTAAACACATAAATCAACTTCACTGGTTTAAAAACTCGCTTAGTGGTAGGGTTAAATTTCTAGAGAGCTTTATACTAACCAAAGGGTTAAATGCTATTGAAAAATTTGCAGCATTAATGCTACTTAGAGGTGAGTGTATTGATTCTTCAGTGTCTGTACAACGCGGAAAGAGACTCGTTAATGTAGACCTAGAATATATGCTCAAGCCGTTTACGCAAATGACAGATATTCGATCTTCTGTAAAGCATGAAAACTTTGAATTTATTTTTGACTACCCTTCTAGATTATGTACTGATTCAGATACTATGCTTAGTGTAGTTAGGCAAATAAAATTAAATGATCAAATTATTGACCTAGATAATTTACCAGATAATGAATATATGGATGTTATATCTAACTTACCACCTTCTTGCTTATCAGTAATTACCTCGTTTATTGATAACAATTCTGAACATTTTGTATATTCACCTCTTCCTGAAAATGATAGTATTGACTTTACAGATTATAACTCTTCTGTATTTATCAGTAATTTATTTGATTGTGTAGATGAAGCAAATTATAGAGAGTATCTATTTTTACTAAGTAAACGATTTTCAGATATAAACTTTTTACTTAACAGTACCTTTTACGAAATAGAAGATTATCTAAATCTGTATAGGAAAGAGTCGCAAGAGCAAAATGCTGAGTTGCAAAAAACTATAGGTTAATAAATACGTGTATGGATAATATCACTGCAAAAGACTTTCTCAAGAAGCTCGCAGAACTTGAAACAGACTTTAATATATACGTACCCTCATTAGGGAAAGAAGTAAGTACGATACCACTAACTCTTAAGCAGCAAAAAGATATTATTTCTACTGCAACTGGCGGTGTACAGGGGTCGTTAGAGTTTACGCGTAAAGTAAATGAAGCTATACTTGAAAATGTTAAAGAAAAGAAGTTATGCCCATATGATAGAGTACCTATTATTGTACAATTACGTAAGCAATCTCTCGGAGACAGAGTGTTAGCTGATAATTATGAGTATGTATCGTTAGATAATGTTGTCAAAAATTGTAAAAATGAAAAAGCAAAGTTTGAGAATACTAAAGAGATTACTGTTGATTCACTTAAGTTGAAGTTGAGAATACCAACATTAAAAGAAGAGAATGAAATTATTGCTAGTTGTATTACAGAACTAGAGACAATTGATCCAGATGATGTTTCTGAAACTGTTGGTACTGTTTTTGTTTTTGAGTTAATTAAGTACATACACACTATATCCATTAAACATGAAGTAGTTGCTTTTAGTGATCTTAAAATTCAAGATAGGATTGACATAATCGAGAAGCTTCCGCTAAGTGTATATAACCAGCTAGTCTCTTTCTTAAGACAGATCGGTAAATATGAAGCCGATATATTAGCTGTAGGTGATACTTATGTAACAATTGGTGCATCATTCTTTGAAGGCGATATATTCGACCCCAATGCTGAAGCATAAATATATATGTGGATGATCCAAAGATATTAATTGCTTTAAACACAATCCTAGATACGCTAGGTAAAATGAACACAGCTCCTGCTGTGGGTGATGATTCTGTTACTAAAAATATAGTAAAATCTAAAGGATCTACTTTTGATAAGCAAAATTCTAATGAGGTAGATGCAGATCAAGTAAGGTTATCGACTGAAATTGCTTACAAATATCTTCAAAAACAAGAAAAACCTAAATCAGCAAACCTTGGACGTGATAGGCCTAGATTAACAGCCGAATATACTTTGTTTACAAAGACCTTTTATAAGGTAATGCAGCAGTTAAAGCCTGATAAAAAGGGCGAAACAAAGGTTTTAGATCCTGCTGCAAAAGCAGCTTTAGCTGGTCAAGAGGAGATGAACAGGCTTCTTAAGCAATTAGCTAGTGGTAAGTTTGGTAAAGGAGGTCCCGGTGGTGGTGACGACCCCGGTGGTGGTTTATTTGATGGTATACTTGATAGTCTTAAAGACATGTTAGGTCCTCTCCTCGGGGGACTGGGGTTAGGTGGAGGTACGTTGGCATCTCGTTTGTTAGGTAGGAAAGCAAGAAAGGAAGCAAAAAAACAAAAGAAAGCGCAAAAGAAAGCTGATCGCGATAAAAAGAAGGCGCAAAAGAAGCAAGATGCTGATAAGAAGAAACAGCAAAAGAAACAAGATGCTGATAAGAAGAAGCAACCAAAGAAACCAAAGCCGGATGCAAAGACGACAAAGCCAAAGCCGGATGCAAAGACGACAAAGCCAAAGCCGGATGCAAAGAAGGCTGTCGATAAGTCAAAAGATGCAGCAAAGCAAGCAACTAAGAAAGCAACTAAAGATGCAGCTAAGAAAACTGCTGCTAAGACTGTTGGTAAGACTGCTGCTAAAATAGGTGGAAGATTTGTACCCGGGGTAGGTTGGGTGTTGCTAGCAGCTGATGTTGGGATGATGGCGAAGGGCGTTTATGATGTCAATAAGGCTTGGGGTGAAGCAGAAGAATCACATAATAAGGCTACAGCGCAGCATGCCAGCATGATAGATAAAATAAAGGCTGACGCGATGGCTAAGGCAAAAGGTGGGGACCCGCTTGGTGCTTTTGTTAGTGAATTAAGAGTAAAACAACAATCACTTAGTAAGCAATATAACGATAAGTACTATGAATACTCTGCTACAGGAGGGATTCTTGGATTTGGTAGAGGTATTAATGATGAAGAGCAAGCAGAGTTAGATCGCCTTGAAAAGGTAATGCTTAAATTTGATAAAGAAGAAATGCAACCAGCTGTAAATGCTCTTATGGCGGCAAAGGCAGCTCGTGGAGATGAAAAAGCACAAGAGTTTATGAGGAGGAACGCAAATCGTTTCGAAAGAGAAAAAGCAGAAGCTGAAAAACGAGGCGCAGCAATAATGAAAATGATAGAGTCGGGTATGTCAGAAGATGAAGCCTACAAGGCGTTAGGTGAGACTGCTAAGCAGAAAAAATTAAGAGAAAAAGTAAAGCTTGATGCAATAATAAACGACCCTAGAGCCACAAATATGTACTCTCCACAATCACAAGGAAAAATACCATATGCAGAAGACTTTATGTTTAGGAGCGGTAAGTTCATAAAGTTTGATAGTAAGGATGATATTTTAGGAGCTAAAAGCGGGGGTGCATTAGATAAATTAATTTCACGTAGCATACCAACCTCTGTTGGAGTTGGCGCGCAGCCAGTAAAAGTTTCTAACATTGACTCTATTACGAGTGAAATTAGAACTTCTAACGCCTATCTACAGGCTTTGGTAAAGCTTACAGCTAAGCTAGCCGGTGGTGGCTCTGGTGGAGCACGTGCTATACCAGTACCAAGTGGTAATGATAGTATGCCTAAAGCACAGGGTAGCCCCGATGGACCATCGATGGTAGATAGTAGAGTAGAGTTTTATAATTCAGCTTATAGTATGCATACACCTGGAACCCTCACATAAATATTATTATGGCAGACTTTGATATAGTAAGAGAATATGATTGGACATCAGTTCCAAGAAATTCACCTCTTCGTGAAGAGGCTCCTTGCGCTATAGTTGTTGCTCATCAGCTTGATAATAACCAATTACAGCAATTTATAGACGGGTACTTAAACACTGTACAGTTAGATAGTATGTTAGCCGAGGGTGAAGATCCGGGAATTGCATTTTACAGAGGTATATATAAAGGAGCTGAAAAATTAGGTACTTCTTTCTTTCCATTCTTTACTGATGCATATCGGGCATTCAGTAACGAGTATGCAGATTCTTTCTCTCCAATAAGTCAAAGAGGTGCAAAAATGATTGGAGCAGAGAACATTGAGAACTTAGCTGGTGCTGGTGAAAAGATTGTAGGAGGTGGAGTAGAGCTAGGAAAAGGCCTTCTCTCTGTTGGCGGTGGTCTTGTTGAAAATATAGGTAATCTTGCATCAGCTGGCTTTGAAGCAATAAAAGGCGGTGGTATAGGTGATCTACTTACTAAAGAAAAATTTGCAGCAGGTCTTACAAGTATGAAAGATACAATGGGTGGAGCTAAGACATTTGGCGCACCTGGTAGTTATATTGAAACACCTAAGTTCTATCAGTATGGAAATACTGATCAAGGGGTAGAGTTTCAGTTTGTTTTGTCAAATACTTTAAATGATGATGCGCCAGCTAAAAATGCTGAGTTTATAAAGGAGTGGACTACAATAAATAGACCTACAAGACTTGGTCCTTTAGGTATGACATTTCCGGCTATCTATCATGTTGAGATACCTGGATTAAGATATATTGAGTGGGCTTCTTTAGATAATTTTAATGTTTCATTACTTGGACAGAGAAGAAAAATCAATGGTGTTATCACTCCAGAAGCTTATGTTGTTAGTATGAGTTTTACATCCTTAACCGTAGAAGCAGCTAATTTTATGAAAATGGTACAAACACCAAGTCAATCTGGTGGCGAATATCAAAGAGAGCGCGCTCAAGCTCTTGGCGAATTGAGGCAGCAAGCAAATCCAACATCAACAACATCAACAACTACTACAGTTACGACGACCACACCTACTACAACAAGAATAACAACTACTACAGTGACTGGTGGCGAATCAACACTAGTTACGAACCCATTACCACCTAGCTATTAAATAAAAAAATTATTATGAGTTTAACAGGTACAACAGGAAAATATCAAGACGACATAGAAGAATTAGAATCGCTTCCATTGACGCGCTATGAAAGAATATTCAGAATATATACTGAAGGTAAAAATGGTAAGCAGTTTTATTTTTATAATATTCTAAATAAAATTGAATTTCCAGATAACATAGATCCAATGCTTCTGGATTTATACACCGTGCAAGCGAGAGAGCCATTAACAACAACGTCACATACATTGTACGGTGATATTGAAAGTTGGTGGATGATTTATCTATTAAACAAACCCCTACTTAAAAATAAATTTTATGCTGAAGGTGGGATGCAATTAAAGTATATCAAGAAAGCAGATAGAGCTTTAATTTATCAGCAAATTACTGATACAACTGCCTTTAGTAATAGACACTTCTAATGCCAACGGAACCTATATTTCCCATTAACGGGACTGATTTTTATTGTAAATTTAGCCTAACAGGACCAAGTACAGAAGGTCCGGGGAAGATTGAATTTACAAAATCTGCTGTTGTGTCGTTTGAACTAGAAGAAAACTTTTTTGAGCCATTTGCAAATGCTTCTGTTACTGTTAACAACCCATTAGATTATGTTGAGAACACTGTATTTACAAGGGGTGATGGTAGGGATAAATTTAGTATAATTTTATATAATACTAAAGATAAGAGACCGAAAGAAGAAATTACATTGGAGTATGTTTTTGTAATTGCTAATGAGCAGAATAGTGTTTCTAAAACGGATAGAACTAACAACTTTAAAACATACACTTTAATAGAAGAGAATTACTTTAAGTTAAATGAACAAATTCCATATGGTAAGAGATACGGTGGTGGTGGTAGAGGTAGCGAGGGTGTCGCTATCGGTGATATAATCATGGAAATTTTAGAAGAGGTTATTGGACCGGGTTGCATTGATGAAGAGAACTGGGAGCCAGGCGACATGGTAATAGATAACTTTCCAGAATATATTATACCTCCTATTTCGTTTAGATATTCAGATCTAATCAAATACTTGTTAAGATTGTATTATTTTATTGATGGGGATCTAGCATGTCAAGGTATGTTAACTTATGACAGGGTAACTAAAAAATACCAACTACGGCCTATAAGTAAAATTTTTGGTGAAAATTCTGACTTAGTGCAGGAAGCGTTTGGTGTTGGTGATCTAACTAATGATAAAAATGTTGGAACGGTAAAGAGTAATCCTATTGATGAAGGTGTACAGGTTAACGAATACACAAATGCATTAAAGAGCACAAACTTTACTACTCCTATGGTAACTTGGAGTAATGAATTCTTTACTAATTATTCAATATCTACTACTAATCGATTATTAGGTATAGAGGTTAAGGAGTTAATGACTATCAAAGATGTTAAAGATGCATGGACTAAGTCTTTTGTTGATGTCTTTAAGTGCGTGGGGGGCGTTCCTAAACCTTTCTTACCGCTAAATGAAGCAAAAAGTAATATCTTTAAGCCGTTTATTCTCCCTTATAAAAAAGAACATGTTAGGAACATAGCAAAAGCACAAATGGTATCTAACTTAACCTTTTATAATCTACAATTAGCTATCGATAACATTGGTGATACAGCTAGAAAAGCTGGTAAGTTTATCGATGTTTTTAAGAGAAATAACAGAGAAGATATTTCTGATAAAAAGTTATTAGGTAGATGGTTTGTAACTAAGGTAAGACATATGTTTACAAAAGATAAGTATTACAACGTAATGTCGTGTATTAAAACATTTGTAGGCCCTGACTCAAAGATAAAGGACGTGTAAAATGGCAATATGTAATAAAAGTGTAGAGACGTTAAGAGCTTTAGAATTGACTAAAGATCAGTTCATTGCTGTTATAGAAACAGATTGCCCCGCTGAAGAAAGCGCGGGAGGAAGCAGCGCTAAGGGTAAAGATAAAGAAATATTAGGCTACACATTTACAAATAAAGATAAAGAACTTTGTGAGTCGTTTAAAAAGGTTTATCAATTAGGTCTAAATCAGTTGCGTGTCTTTGTTAATGATCTTGTAGCAGATAATCCTGAGATAAATGAGCAGGCAGCTTTATATTATATGAGGCAGTTATACAACGGCCCTTTTACTAATCAAGTTGCTATATATGCGCAAAACCCATACAGAGGTCGTGGAAGAGTACAAAATTGCTTTTTTCCTTCTCCAGATATATTAGGGTGTTTAGCAAACACCGCACAACAAAATGCTGGTACAGCAATATATTACGGTGAATCAAATGATATATCGCTAAATTTAGTTAAAAAGACACCAGCATTTATTCGCAGAAATCTTGCCAACTGTCAAAGAACATGTTCCAAAGTCATACAATATAATACAGAAAGTGCTGTATATAGTGACAACACTCTTCCATATATTGATAAAAGATCTATTGAACGGGTAAATACTGAGTTTTTAGGTAACTATACCTCATCTACTATTGCTGTGGGTAATCTTATGCTTAAAGATATTAAATTTAGTAACATCTTACGTAGTATTGCTAATACAATTATAGGTATAATTGAAGATTTTCTTGGGGTTGACGCATTTCGTCTTTTTAATTATAAAAGAGATATAAACTTTTTTGACCCGGAACAAAATATATCAAAAACAAAAAATGATAAAGTGTGCAAATCATTTTTAATTTTAAAGAAAGCTTTTGATGAGCAAGGAAACGAATACATTGATGAAGAATGTGTAGAAGTATGTTGTAGTTGTTGCTGTGGTCCGTCTATACCAAACTTCGGTCTCACTATATCTACTAGTGAGGGTTCTTTTGATTTATATACTGTTGCCGGTCAAGGTGGAACAGGTGCTAAGCCAAGAGAAAATCCAAATATTGGAGGGACACAACTAACACCAGAACAAACAGATATAGATAGACTTGGTACTTTCCCCGGGGTGTTAAATGTTACAACCTTTACAAGCCCACAAAGCGCTTCAAATAAGACGCTTGAATTAACTAACGGTGCTTTATCTGGTTCACACTCTCACCCGACAACTACAGGTGAGACGGTATGGATGCCATTCGATACAATGAAAGAGTTTCAAGACTATCTAGCACAAGCTAAAGAAAAAGATATTTGTGTAAGTGAAGAAGATTGCGATGATCTTAAGTTCTAAACGTCAATAACATCATCATCCTTTTCTACTAAAGCCTTCATTATATCGTCTCTAGATAATAGCATTTTAGTTTGATTATCAGCAATGTTTAATCTCTCTTTGGATTCAACATCCATTCGCTTAACCTCTTTTTGTGTTTCGTTTCTCTCATTTGAGCTATGAAGCTTTTGTAACGTATCAATTGAACCAGCCGTTGCTTTTATTACTTCAGCTAAGGCTGCAACATCTCTATTTTCAGGAGCCGATGAGATGTAATCATTTACATTATCAACAATTTCAAGTGATTTGGTAACTAATTTACCTGAAGACTTCATAATAAACTCTTCTAAGTTATCTTTATCGATAGCTACATCTTGCTTTTTTTCACGTACAGTCTTATTATTACCTTTTATTTGGGCAATAATATCATTAACTGCTTCATCTAGCTCTTCTTCAGCCATACACATATATTTAATCTTTACTTGAATTTTTTACAATATATCTTATCATAAGTATATGATATTGAAATTTAAGAAGATTACTGAGAATGCAGTTCTCCCTTCTAAAAACCATAAGGACGATACGGGACTGGATGTTACGTGTGTAGAGGATAAGACTATTCCTGCAAAAGGGTCTGCGGTTATTGATGTGGGGTTAAAGTTTGCTTATATTGAACCGGGTTATTGGGTTAGAATTGAAGGTAGATCAGGCTTAGGCTTTAAGCATGGTATTTTACCTCATCCAGGTATTATTGATAGTGGTTACAGAGGTAGTGCTGGAATCAAGCTGTATAACTTAACCAATAAAGATTATGAAATTAAAGCTGGTGATAGAATTGCGCAGTTTGTAGTTTATAATAATCATGAAGTTAAAGTTATCGAAGGTGAAATTGAACATTCTCTTCGTGGTGAAAAAGGATTTGGTTCTTCTGGAAAATAAGTATGATTGATTTTGATAAAATTTGGGTTGAAAAATATCGACCGCAGACGCTTGGTGATGTTATCTTAGATGAAGAAACATTACGCGTTATTAAAGAGTATAAAAATGAAATACCTAATCTTCTTTTTGTTGGTAATCCTGGTACTGGTAAAACCACCCTTGCTAGAGTTATTGTTAACGATATTCTCGGATGTAATTATCTTTATATTAACGCTTCTGATGAGTCTGGTATTGATACTATACGACATAACATCACTAATTTTGCACAAACTAAGTCTTTTGATGGTGGGGTCAAGGTCGTTATTCTAGATGAGGCTGATGGTCTCACTTCACAAGCACAAGCTGCTTTGCGGAATACTATGGAGACGTATGCTAAGTACTGTCGGTTTATTCTTACTGCAAATTACAAGCATAAAATTATTCCAGCCTTGCAGTCTAGATGTCAGTCACTAACTATTAAGCCTGTTGTTGAATTAGCAGTAAAAAGATGTTACAATATTCTGAAAGATGAAAATGTTAAAGTACCGGAAGAGCAGAAGAAAAAGTTTGTTCAGCTCGTCAAGCGTCACTTCCCCGATCTACGGAAGACGATCAATGAACTACAAAAGAACGTTATTGATTCAGAGCTGTGCATTACTAGCATTGTTAGTGATAACGAGTTGCTCGAAGCCGTTTACAAAAAAATAGCCTCTAAGCAATGTATTGAAGCTAGAAGATATCTAATTGAAAATGAAGATAGATTTCAAGGCGATTACGATACATTACTAAGTAACTACTTAAACTTTATCTACTCTGCAAATATTGATGATATTAAAAAGAAAGAGATGATTGCTATTATCGCAGATCATCTCTATAAAAGTGCGTTTGTTGTAGATAAAGAAATTAACGCTTTTGCATGTCTAGTAAATCTAGAAAAAATTTAAGCTTTTTTAAGATCAGACAAGTACTGATTTGTATATGATGTTACAGCTGGAGACGGAGTAGCTGGATCGCTAGGAATCGTAGTATTTTGTTTAGGTAAAGATCTCTCTGTTGGAGAAAGTTCATGCGGTTCAGTACCTCCTCTATCCGATCTGTTTGAAATCATTTCTTCATCCTCAACATATTCTTCTGGCTTAATATTGACATTACTCTTACGGTAAAGTGTATCGGGAATAGGTAAAAGATTTGGAGCATATTGTACAGCATGCCCCATTGTTCCAGGCACTGTTACGTAATGTGAATACCTACCACCTCCTTCATCAAGTGCCAGATTTAAATTTACATTTAAGGAAGACTGTTGTGAGCTAGCAGGGTAGCGAGTAGGTGCTGTATCTTTAATACCAACAACTCTAATATGAAGACCAGAGTCTTTCATTTTAGTTAAAAGATCTTTTGTAGCCTTTGGAAGAGCTTTATAACACTCAGTTGATTCATAGTCATCATTAAACTCAAAAACATCACCAACGAGGAAACCTCCACGCTCGTATCTCCTCATATAAGATTCATGCAAGTTAACAAACTTTTTATCTGCCATAATATTATTTATGCAGACCTGCAAATAATCACACGGTATTGCGGAACTTAATCTCTAAGAAATTCTGCTAAAGTATGAAGCGCTGTAAACACCTCTTCGTCGTCTTGTATAGCGAGTCCTAAGTCTTCTTCAATCTCAAAAGAATGTGTTGTATATACGGACTTTTCATGAACAAATCGCCCGTCTTTGATGTATACTCGACCTTCATTTGGACTAGGGAAATTCATTTTAGAATACACCTCTTCTTTAAGAGCCCTTACTAGTTCAAATGGAGTTATTTCTACATCAACTACGGTTTTACCTTTAACACGCATACTATAATTATATTATAGTTCCTTAAACTGGATTTACCACCCAGGTATTAAATATTATAAATGGCTCTTATAAAATTAACAGATGTATCAGTTGATAAAAGTGAAGATGCTGCTTTAAAAGAGGGGTATCTGTATAAAGATCTCTTTCTTGATTTAGTACCAGAGGTATATTACAACAAACAGCTTAATAAAAATGTAATTTTAAAAGATGTTCAAGGATCGTACGATCTTGAGGCTATCAAAAATAGTATTATAAATATATTCTTAACTTCACCGGGGCAAAAAATATTAAACCCGCAATTTGGTTTAGATTTAAGAAGATATCTTTTTGAACCGGTTAACAGCTCAACAGCATATAAAATTAAATATGATATAGATACTAAACTGCCTTCGCAGGAGCCACGTATTCAACTGCAGAAAGTAAATGTAGATGCTATTACCGATGCACAAGAATATTATATAGCTTTACAGATAAATATACCATCGCTAAATGCGTATGGGATAACCCTTAAATCATTATTAAATAGTAACGGATACTACGTATTATAACCATGCCAACTAACACAAACGATATTACAAATAAATTTTTAGATTTTAATTTACCGCAAGATGCCTATGTTGCGTTTGATGCTGTAAGCTTAAAAGACTACATTATTAATCGATTAGATGAAAATGAAAAATTTACAGATCAAAACTTCGAAGGTAGTAACTTAGCGGCAGTTATTGATATAATTGCTTATTCATATCATGTTCTTTTATTCTACTTAAACAATACAGCAGCAGAAGTAAATTTTGACCAAGCTACTTTGTATGAAAATATGAATAAGATTGTTAAGTTGATTGGTTATAAACCAGCTGGTAAGCAAACTTCTATTGTACCAATTAATGCAGTAGCTACATCTGAGCTCCCAAAAGGCAATTATACTATACGTAAATATTCTTATTTTGTAGCAGATGGTATACAGTATAATTTTGATAAAGATATTTCATTTAATAAAACTACAGATGGTAAAGAGACTTTACAGACTGTAAACGACGAAGCTATACTATATCAAGGCACCATTAAGGAATATCCAGATTACACAGCACAGGGAGAAGAGTTTGAAGTTTTACCAATAGTTGTTGATAACATTGTTAATACTAATGATGATAAGTTTATTGCAGACGGTACAATAAGCGTTTACGTAAAGGAAGCAAGTAATAATATATATTATGAATATAATATTGTTGAGAGTTTATATCTTTCTAAATCAGTTGACAGAGTTTGCGAGATTAGATTAAATGAGTTTGGGCATTATGAAGTAAAATTTGGTAATGGTGTATTCGGTAAAAAATTAGACCAAAACGATATTGTATCAATTGATTACATACTTTCAGATAACGTTGCCGGTGTAATTAGTAAAAATGTAATCAATGGTAATAAGCTTTTTACTTTTGATTCTACTAGACAACGGGCATTGTTTCAAGATTTATATCCAAATAAAAGTGAAACTACTTTTTTAAATATAACTAACAGTCCAAAAATTACATTTAACAACCCTTTGAATTCTTCTGCGCTTGCAACAGAAGAAACAGTTGATGAAATTAGAAAAAATGCTCCTAAAGTATTTTCTTCACAACTAAGATTAGTAACAGAGAAAGATTATCAATCATTTTTAGAGAGAAATTTAGCAAATGTTGTTAATAGTACACGTGTAGTAAGTAATGATAGTTATATTAATGAGTATATACAATACTTTTATGATATTTGTGTAGATCCAAATAAAGTAAATAGAGTAATAATCAATCAAGTTAATTTTGCTGATTCGTGTGATTTTAATAATATTAATGTGTTTGTTGTTCCAAAATTTATTCCTGTAGAGGATAAATCATACCCTCCTTTCTTAAGTAACTCCTTCAAAAATTTTATAGTTACACAAACACAGGATCGAAAAATGTTATCAAATACTGTTGTACCGCGTGATCCGATATATATGGCATTTGGACTAGGGATAGGAGATGCATCTAATTTATCATTAGATATACTAGATCAAACAAAGCTATATGCAGTAAGAGAGACAAATAATAAAATTAATAAAACTACATTAAAGACGCGTATTGCAAGTTTAATTAAAAAGTTTTTTGATCCTGAAAATAATAAATTAGGTGAAAATTTAAAGTTAGTAAATCTAGCTAATGATATTCTTTCTTTAGAAGGTATAAAGCGAATAGAAACTAGAAACGAACAGACAGGTGAGATCTTTAATGGTGGTATATCATTTTTGTCATTTAATCCTCAATACCCGGAGAGTGATATAGAGTTAGTAAACCAGGATCAAGCTTTACCATTCTTCAAATTTCCATATCTATACTCGCCGCTATCTGTGGCAGAGCGTATTGTTATAACAGATGAGTAATATACAAGTTAACTTTGCAACGTTTGATGTTGAAGATTATAAGCGTGAAGCTAAATTATCTTCTTATAACCTACCCTTTACACCGCTAACTTTCAAAGCGCGTATACCTAGTTCACTTGGAGGTGAGGCTGTTACAACACAGTATAACACATTAAAAGCTACTTTTGATTTTGGTGATGGTTCTTTTGGCAATGCCTTAACAAGTGCACATACGTATAAATACCCTGGTGTTTATAACGTCCGAATGGTTTTACGTGACTGTGATAATAATTCTATACTTGCATCATACAGTACTAATATTACTATACACGATTATATTACTAATACCTTTACTGTAACAGCAGGTCCAACTAAAACAAATATATTAGAATTATCTGCTGGGGAATTTTCTAATCCCATTACAATAAATTCTCAATCACCCTTCTATCAGGATTTTCAAGATATCTATTTTTCTGTATCAGGGTGTGATGTACCTAATTATTTTAATCTAAAGCCAAATAAATTTAATAACCTTAAAGAATTTCATTCGTTTTATACGAAAAATTATATTGATACGCTATCTGGATTTGAATATGAAGAGATTAAAAAAATATCTTTATCATCTGCAAATATATATGTACGTTTAAGTGGAAACAATCACACATCGGGTAAAGGACCAACGGCTTTCTCTATAGTTAACACTATTAGCTCACATATTTCAAGCTTTCATGTTGGTAGTTCTGGTGAAGATGTATTTTATTTTAAGACCGATAAACAAAAACAACCCTATAGACCAATTAATATATCTTTCTTTAAAGATAGAGATAATATCTTTTCAGATACCACGTCGGGTTTTAAAAATAATGATTATTCAAATAATTTTACTATTACTCTCTCTTCTTTAGTTGGAACGGTTTCTTCGCAGACAATTAGTAGTATATCAATCACTTCAAATGGTATACCTGGCGAAGGAGATAGTGTCGAAACTTTTAAAGTTTCACCAGTTCAATTTAAGGGGTTAGGCATTCCATTTATCTTATCACCAAAAAACACCGGTTATTACACAATGAAGTCGTTGTCAAGTAACACAACACCTACATTTGAATTATTATCTGGTACATCGCCAGAAATTATACCCGGGGTCAGTGGTGTTGTTGTATCCACGACTCATTATGATATACAAAGTTTGAGCGGCGCGCCTTTATCTGCTTTTGATACAAGATTTTGGTATAGAGGTTTATTAACATTTAATGATAAAACTCTAGCGTCACTTTCCGGGAAACCATCAGTTTTAACTTTGAGCGCAAAATGTGTATATGAAAATACTGCTACAAGCCCAACATTAAAAAATACTGTTACCGGGTTCGCTCCATTTACTTGCTATCCTAAAAATTATTATGAAGCGTATAAACAAAATGAAAACTTCGACTTTGAAGAAACAATTAAAGATCTAAGATTTCAAGAAATTTTGCTAGATAAAGATATATTATTTACTGATTTTATAGGTAGTATATTTGGTAATATAAGCAGCAACTACACTGTTCTTGGTAAAAAGTTATGGTCTAAGATTCAAAATTTTACATCAAATAATAATGACATAGATTATTGCGATATAACTTCTCTCATTAATTTAGCTAGTTTAGCAGATGATAATGGTTTAGTATTTGATAGAGCTTTAGCCCAGCAACCGGAGATGGTGGATAGGTTGATGAGCGTTTTAAGTGTTAACTATAATAAATTTAGAGGCACGCAGAATAAATTTGATGAAAATTATGATCCGCAAGGGCATACAACAAAACAAATATTTGGTAAAAACTTAGGTACGTTGCTTGATACGTCTACATACCAAGTAACAGCTGGTACTGATATCGTAGCTTACGAAAAATTTAGTGAAACATATACACGGCTAAATACATTTCAACCATTATGTGCATTGAGCGGTATTCAATACTCTAAGGCTGGTGATACAATTACGTATATGCTTAGTGATTTTACTACTCTCCATGATAGAACAAGTAGTGGGCCATACTGGGGATGGCCTCTAGTATTACCAGCAACATTTAATACAACAGGCGAGGTAGATAAATTTTATCAGTTTTATAGTTTATCTGCTAGATTTGATGATACTATTGAAGGTGGGTTAATTGACTATAATAATGGGTTAACTACATTAGATTACAATACACCTCTCAGCTCGTTAGAAGGCGACAATAATGTGTTTGATGTTATGATTCAAAACTCCTTATTTAGTAGTCTATCTCTGTTCTAGAGATAAATATGTTTAATGGATACTATTGTTACAGGCTACCCTGAAGTAGATTTATCTATAACTAACCCTAATGTAAGTAAAGAAGACGCATTAGATAGATTTACCCCGTTTTCATTCGTTGAGTTTATTGAAACCGTAACTGAACAGTATCAACCAGATACTTTAACAGACTTTTATAATACCTATATTAATAGGTGGAATACTAAAAACACGGCTAAGCCGGTAAACAATAAGGAGATTATAATTGAACGATATCGAGACTTCTTAAAAGATATTACTTTAAATTTTTCTACTAATGCAGAGCAAAGATATCTTACACAATTAGATTTTTCTGATGCTCATGATTTAGAAGTAGCAATGTCTTTTTACAGTAAGAAGATACGAAGTATTATATCTTACTACAAAAGTAAAAGAGAAAAGCTGCATTATGCGGCTACAAAAGCAAAAGTAAAAGGTAGTACATTAGGTGTAGAGCAAGTTGCTATAGATCTTATTTTAGAATTTCTAGAAAATCGTAGTACAGCTGCTAAGGATTATGATATAGATAAAATTAAAGAAAGTTTATCGATATCTATGACAGAGTATTTTGATAACTTTGCGCAATATTTTAACAGAGATCCTGATGCGAAATCTTATGGTAAAACTTTTAAGGGCTACGACCCTTCACAATTGCCTCGAGATAATATATTTTTATCAGATAATGAGTCACTTATACAGGAAGTTTTTGCAAATGTTGCAAATGATTTAATTGAGCTTAAAGAAGCTCAAGAAACTCTAGATTTTAACATAAAGGAAGATTCTTTATTCAGTAATAAAAGAAAGCTTACAGAAAAATTTATGGGCGCTGACTTCTATTACATTGCAACAGATGAAGATGGCAATCCAGAACTAGATGAAAACGACAATATAAAAATGTTGTTTAAGGCTCAAAAGCCATATGCTAATTTTTTAAATCAAGATTTTCCATCAACTGCATCAGTTTTTTCTAATGATGTGATTAGTAAACGAGATTTAGGATTTTTTAGACCTCAAAATTCTGCAATTGTAGTTATTGAAGGTAAGCGATTACAATTTTTTACAAGAAAAAAATACCCACCAAATCAGTTATATATTTTTCCTGATCCTAATTTATTTACAAATACAGAAAATGTTCTTACATTTATTATCGATACGTCGCGTGGTGTTAATAATGCAAGTAAAGGTATTGCAGTTAATCAACCTAACACAGATAAAGATAGTACTGCTTTTATAGGTTATAACTCTGAAATAGGACAAGATAGAAATTTAAATACTGATTTATCTTATCTGTTTGATGAAGGTTATATTTTTGATAGTAAAAAAGATCTTATTGGTAACATATTTGGATTAGTTAAAGATAATAACTACTATCGAAATAATGTTACTCTTGAAACTCCGAAGAAAATTAAAAGCTTATTAATGAACGGTTATCAGTTCTTCGATGATCTATATGGAGAGGGTTATAACTTTTCATACAAAATAGCAGACTCTTCTACATTTTCTGAAACTATAAGATCTGGCCTATCTACATTTACTAATGGATTTACTGGAAGGGGGCCTGATGACTTACTACCTGATACACCTGGAAGCTGGACAAGTTTTCCAACATCTGCTTACAATATTTTTTATCGATATTTTAACCCCTATCAATCATTACTCGAACCATCTAATTATCTAGAAGTAGATTATAGAAGGCCAGTAGGTTTTACTATTGATGCTGATGTTAAGGAAGGAGCTTATTTTGCTTTTTCCGATACTGAGGCACTAGTAGATCCGACTAGTGCAACTGATATAGGTACATCAAATATTTCTGATTTAAGTGCTTACGCTACTAGCACTGATCAATTTTATTTTTCTGAATTAACAGAAGCAGGTATTGGCGAATTTAACGTTAATCCTCCATATCCAGATAATACAGATTTCGCAACTAGAACTATATTTACAGCATTATGTGACCCTACAGATAACTTTACTAAAAGTTTATCAGGTAATTTTACTTTTAATGTACGTTTGTCAGGTGGTTCGGGAAATACTGGTAACGGTGTTAAAAATTACGACGGTGGATTATTTACAGATAATATAATATTTAATTATTCATCAAATAGAGAAACATTTGATTATAATACTGACGTCTTTGCAAAAACATCTATTGCAGATGTAACATCCGCAACTGCAAGATTTTTTGATAAGAAAGAGCATCTAGGTAAAATATATGTTAAAAATATAAATAAAGCTCCAAATGCACCTGCTGTTAAAGAATTAACACAATCTCTACCATATCTATCTACAAAATATAACAAATCAATCTGTAACGAACTTTCAACAGCAGTTGTTGATTTTGATATTTTTTACAACACTCTTTTTATTGAGACGAGCAGTCGCGTTATAATTGAGAGAACTAATTACAGTAGCGATAAATTTAACACTCCAAATACATTTACAAACTCTTTAACTATCAATACTAACTTTTTCGATAAAGCAAGTAATCGATTAAAGGTAGGTGACGATGTTTTTTATTGTAGAATGAAAAGAGAGCAAGTTGGTTATAAAGGAGATAGATTTTATCCAGAAATTTATCGATATAGTTACACAAAGGACGAAAGCGAGCAACTATACCCTACAACAGGTAATCCTGCTATTTCTTCTGCTGCATATTTTGCTTTAACAGCTGAAGACTCAGTATATATAGAATGTAGTAAGCCTATATTAACTTATAGTAGTGATAACGAGCAGTTTAACCTTGCTGTTATTTTAAAAGATCAAAATAAAGGACCAGTTTTATTTAACTATCTCTTTCAATATAAAAACGATATTAAAATTTGTAACACAGAAGCATATGTCTGTAATAATAGCAGATTTACTTTTAATTTTACTCAATCAGCAAAAAATATACGTAACTTAGATAATATTAATTTTGTATTATCATCTATAATACCTGCTCTAACAACAACATTTGTAGAGCCTTCACCTCTATCTGCAGCAGCTTTAATACTATGAACACATTTACATTTTCTATATCTACAACATCAGCAGGGGTTAGTAAAGTTTATGAAACTACCAATGTTTTTGATGTAACTAATTTTAGATTAAATTTAGTAGATGTATTTACTGATACATTTCCAAATTATATTGCTATCGATTGGGGTGACGGGACAGAGATATTAGAACCTGATGTTACTATTTTTCGTGATTATACAAAAGATTCTATTTTTCCAGAAATCAATAAAGGGGTTGCACCAAAATATTTAACTGATACATATAGTCATATATATGAACCATCAAACTTTGCATTAAATAAATCTGTCATTTTAAAAGTTAATATAGGTTACGTAACAGGTGAAACTACTCAATTAAGCGCTCCTATAAATATTCGTACTAATAGCTACTATGAGTCTATAGAGGATATAGATTTAATTGGATTAGATCTTCTTAATAAAGCTGATAACCCATCTAGATTTACTCTTCTTACTAAAAAAGATGATTATATTGTACAAATGGATAATAATCAATTTAAAGAAGATCCTTCTAAAGGTGGTGCTGGTGGAGTTGGGCAATACTAGTATATAGCATAAATATTGTTAATGGGATCTTTAGTAAAATCTAGTCTAAGTGCACTTAGCTCTGCAGAGGCTAGCTTTTGTCCAATGAATATTGAATTAGATCAATTTCCTAGGACATTTAACGGTGGTTTTAAAATAAATTTTATTCAAGCCCTCTCTAGCTCACAAAGCTTTCAAAATTTAAACTACACTAACTTTTATCTTACTAATAATGTTTTATTAGATAGCATTACAACATATAATGCACCAAAAGTAAAACCGAAAAAATATACCTCAACGTTAAGTTTTGGGTTCAGCGCTAATGCATTTTGTTCCTTTAAGCCAGCTTCTTTAAGTACGTTTAAAATAGAGAATAACATTTATGAAGCAGAAAACTACGGAATAGCAACAATTAATCCTAACAGAGGTAGTGTTTTTGAAATTGAATTAATAGATGATTTTAATTGTAGAGTTGCAACTAGGGTAAATAATATTCGATATTTTCTTGTTGTAGAAGATGATAACGACAGTGAGTTTAAAGATACGCGTGAAGTGTTATTTGTTTCAGAAAGTGAATTACCACTATCCGGGTTTAACTTAAATTATAATTTAAGTAAATATCTATCAATAAGTTACATTAATTTATATTCTACAAAAAATAAATCTGGAGTACAAAATGTTTATGCATTAACTAGTAACGGAGATAAGGTTATTGCAACAAGGCTTGATCCTGTAAATCAATATAATGAGTTTTCAGTCACTGCTTTTAGTATAAGGCTTGATCAAGAGCTAAATTTATCTATACCGTCGCCATATAATACATCTTATATAACATATAATGATAGTGGTAAAATTAAAAATGTTGCAAGTGATTTTCATTTACCTTCTAACTACTTATTTTATAGTTCGAGTAATAGCGGTAAGCAAATTTTTAATTTCTTAACTTTAAAAAACATAGTAAATACACAAGACTCATTTACATCGTCAAATAATCTTCTATCTACTTCTGAGACAACTACATTCGCACAAAACTTAAGAAACTATACAAGTATTTTTTCAGACGTGGATAGTGAAGAAAATGAAACATTAGCATTAAACTACGTTTATAATAATTATGATATAGTTATTGCGCCAGGTACGACACACTTTACAACGCCGTCTTCACTCCAGCCTTTTGATAAGATTAACATTAATGATACCAAATTTACGGATTGTGGTTCTTTTTCTTTTACTACACCTGATTTATCTGATAGGGTATATAACTTAGATGATAATTCTGTTAAAGGTGAGAATGTAACCTATCTATGTACGTGGTTATCAGGAGGTATAGGTAAACGTGGAACCTGGGTAGATAGATATTTTTACCCGGATTTAGTTACAAAAGAAGAAGCTTTAGGAGGAGTTGGTTCATTTAATATAACATATGATCAAGCTGTAGAAAATTTAATTATGACTAATTCAGACCTTAAAACGTCTGTATCTCAAAAATATTATTTTGATAAAAAGAGCGATTTAATTTTTGAACCATCAAAAAGATACAAATACGTTAGAATTACAAAAGAAGATTTTGTTAGAAAATCTCCAACAAATTTTTGTGAAACTTCAGTAATAGATAGAAAAATTAATAATTATTTCTCTACTATAAATAAAAACGGTGGCTTTGGATTAGGGTTTACTATACAAAATGATACAAATGATTTTTATATAGAGTCAGAATACAATACAATTGATGGGGGCATTAGATTCGAAAAAATAGGGAAAAAATGTAAATTTACATATAAACTATTTGATAACAGCACTCAAGGATTAACCTTATCAGCTAGAATAGCTCAAACAACATATGAGTATGAATTTGATATTGATTTATTTGAACAAAATAATATTTTCTTATCTTTTGATGCTGTGTTAGGTGAATTTAGATTGTATTTAAATTCAATTGAGCTGTATACATTTGAAATTAACGCCTTTCAAATGTTTACTAAGCGTATTCTTTTTGGTGATATTTATATATACTATATGGATCAAGAAAATGAACAGCAGAGTATTGAAATATTACGTAATGCTGCTAATAATCCGGAAGATAGAATAGCTATTGATAATTTATACCTTTCACTCGAACCTCTTAATGAAAATGAGCGATTATCTTTCTTGTTTAGCTCTAATCTCAATAATATCCAAGATATAACTATATCTCTACCAGGTGGTCAAAGAAATTTAACTGATAATATACAACTTATAAATTCAATAAATACAAATCTCAAGCATAAGAGTACTGAGGTGGATATTAATATTAAAAATTTAAATATAACAGATAGTAATCTTCGCGATGAGGTAAAAAATATTATTTTGACAAATATTAAAAACTCCATTCCAAAAACAACTAACATTAACGAGATTAAATTTATAGACTATAAAAAATGATTGAATATTTTAAATATGCTGCTGCTGGCAGTTTTACTTTAAGTAGCGCGCCGTATACAGGTTTTGTTAACGTAAGAGATGGTGTAGCTTATACCGGTAAGACATTTACCACAGCTTCACAAGTTTTGCAATCTACTGATACTTTTTTTGCGAATAGCATTTTACATAAGTTAGAGTTTGATAGAACAACAACACCAATTGCGGAGTCTAATATACTGATAAGACCTACTATATCTCCAAGAAGTGTAATTGATCAATCGTTTATTGATACAAATTTAGGTATTTTAAATCAAAATAATCTTAATCTATATGCATTAAATATAACATCGCGAAATGATTTGCTTAACTTCAAAAACTCTGCAAAAAATGGAAACGCATACTTCTTAGGGTTATCGAGTGGAAAAAATGATATACGTAATGATGATACAAAGCTAGCTAAGGATAATCAATTTCCTATTCAAATTGATCCATTTAGTTTTATCGATAAAGTACAAGGTGTTAATGTATTAGACGACACTATCGATAGTACTTTATTTGTTTATAATGATGAGACATATTTTTATTTTACGACAACGCCAACGACTTCACACACTTTCTCGGGTAGCTTTGTTAAAAATAGTAACTTAGTACCTATTACACCTGACGAGGATACTGGTGAAACCTTGTTCAAAGGTGGTACTAGATTTACGTATGATAATTCAGCAGATATATTATACAGTTTATCAGCTGGCTCAGTAGAAGTAGAGCTTAACTTATACGACAATAGTTTTATTAACCCTTGCGGAAAGTTAAAGCTTGTAGATAAAATAACTCTACGTGAAGATGTAATCGATAAAACAGTTAAAATAGGAAACAATTTATTGGGTTATAGATACCGTGAAATAAATGAAGAGGAAGGAATTGATACAATAGCTATTTCTGTTAGAAACAAATACTCGAATAAATTAATTGCAACGATTATAGCTGAAGAAGATGAGGATATAGTTTCTTTCGATATAAGAGACACAGATGATTCTATTTTAGTTTTAACTGAACCGGGGCAGGTATCACCGGAAATTAGTGAAAAGGATACTAGCGGGGAAGGTGTATTTTACCTATATCAATTAGATGCTGAAAAAATAACTAATCTAAGTTCGAGTTTAAATCCAAAATATGTATTTAGGCATAGACCGACATATGAATTTACCGCAGTTGAAGAAGATGATATTGAAATATTTTTCTCACAAAATGATTCAAATGTTTTTATAATAAACGATAGAGGCTTTATAACAACAAGATTTATATCAAACCCTGAAGAAGTTTCTGGTTTTGCAGATCCAGAGAATTTACAATATCTACCTGATATGTACTTTAATAGTACTGGAGAACGTTTTAATTTAATTGAAAAAAAGTTTAATTCTAATATACTTAGATCAAACTACTTTAACTATATAAACTATATAGTAACTAAAAATGAAACAGATTTATTTTTCCTTTTACATAATATTGGTCGTATATATCTGTTTAAAGAAAGTAATCTGCTGTATCAAAACTTCGTACCATTAGATCTTAAAAATTTATATGAAAAAATTACGAGCTGTGAGTCGAGTTTAGGAAGCACATTAAATAGCGAGATACAAAATATTATTAAAGACACAGTAAACATCTTTTTAAGTCTTAGCCTCATACCAGCGGCAACAGTAGCATCCGGTATACCTATACTAAGAGATTATATAACTTACAAAGGGTTAGATATTAATTTTAGAGATATTGAATTTCATGAAAATGAAGCAGTAGATTACAATGTTGTTTCACGGGTTATTAATCAACTTTTTGAGTTACAGCAACAAGTTTTAAATAGTATAGCAGATAAATCACAAATATTACAAGATTCAGGAGAAGACTTTATTGGCGAAATGGTTGTTGGTGGGGCAGAATTTAATGAAATAAATCCTGGTAGTACTAATAGTGGTACTCCTAATTACTAAAATAAATATACATAATGCCAGAAAGTCTTTCACAACAACGTATATCAGATCAATACACATCTTTGTTACATATAAGCGGTGGAAGTATTGCTTCTTGGGATAGACGTGATGCTGGAGATCATCCAGCTGGAGTAGCAAAAGTATACGATGGGGCGGGAAATGTAACTGGTATATCTTTAAGTTCAGCTGATAACAGATTTATAATTAATAATTATGCAGAGCCTATAGGGTGGTCATATCAAAAAGAATGGTTAGATGCTTTTTTTCCTATTAATGTTATAATAATGACAACAAATTTTGAAAACCCGGGTACAAGAATAATGGGTACAAAATGGGTTTTAGAATCAGAAGGACTGTTTGCTGTTGGTGCTGGTACTAGTACAGATAAAAATGATGATTCTTTTACTTTTACAGCAGGTAATAATAAGCAAAGAGATGGTAACAATCTACAACAAGGAGACATAGCTGGTGAGTATAGAGCAGAAATTAAATTAGAAGACTTACCAAATCATACACATACAACTGATACTAGAACAGAAATAGTTCCGGCAGGAAAAGAAGGTGAAGGTACAAATGTTGGTTTTATACATTATTTCGGTGATACAATCAACCCGCAACAATTAACTGGTGATGACGCACGTTATCTAGATAGCGATGCAATTGTTGCATTTCAAAATAATACTGAATTTGATGATCAATTAAATTACCGAGATTACTTAATTAAAAGAAATCATGAACTAGGTAAAACATATACTGATGCAGATTTTGATCCACAATATTCAAATCAATCACTGAGAGGCTGGGCGCAACCATCTGCTGGTGGTCCTGGTTGGGGTGGTATGTTAAATACAACAGGTAAATTTATTGGCAATAGTCCAAGACCAATTGGTGTGAGATGGACATTTCAGGGTACAGAGTATTTTATTGCTAGACCTATATTTGACCCTCGTACCCAGAGTAGAGTACATCCAGGGAGATTTACAGATGCAGATTTGCTTAAAGCGCGTGATTTTATTATCGGTGTTCTCGGTGTAAAAGAAGCGCAAAAGGCGTTAGCAGGTGTTAATAGATTAATAGAGTTAAACGAATTACCGGAGCAGGCACGATTTGGTGAAAATTTATATTATGGATTAGTTCCAGGCTCTAGAGTTGTTGAGTCTACAACAACTGGTCAGTGTATAGGTCATAATAATATACCACCTAATTACCCGGTATATTTTTGGAGACGTGTTCCTCTTGATTTTGTTGAGAATATACCTCCAGCTGAACGACCAAGACCAAGCTTACCATTTGAGCTTATCATTGATCGTAATCAAATATCAACTAAAAATAACGTATTTAATTTAAATCAATGGGCAGTAGATAATGGATGGAACGGGCAAGCTGCTTGTCGAATTATTATTGATAATGGTGTTTACATTTACTCAGATGACCCTAATAATGATAAAGTACCTGCAATGGTTATAGATGATTTTCCTGGTGGGTTAACATTGATAAATAAAGGATTTATTATGGGTAGAGGCGGCGACGGTGGTTCTTATTATACTGATGGGCAAAATGGTGGTGACGCTATACATGTTATAGGTAACTCTGAAATTACTATTGATAACACTGCTGGTGGTATAGGTGGCGGTGGTGGCGGTGGCTCTGCTTCCAAG